TTTGTGATATCATCCCATGGTGTTGGCGTAGTGTCACCACAGCTAAAAAGTACTACTGGCTTCATATCAAGGTCCTATAAATATAAACATAACTTCGGTCATTACTATTTATACGGTGAGAAAATGAATCTTTCATGGAATTTTAAAATCAAGTTCTTTCAACTGTTGGCATACATTGGAGGTCCATTAGTTCTAATCTTCAACTGGAACACTCACTATTTTCTTTACAGTGTATTTGCCTTCTGGATTATTGTCCATCTAGGTATTTCTATTGGCATGCACAGATGGTCTGCACACAGGTCATTCCAGCCACGCAATAGAATCATAGAATCAATACTACACTTTCTCATCGTAATTAATACTGTAGGATCTACAATAACCTGGTCAGGCACGCACCGGTTGCACCATAAGACTGCAGACACTGACAAAGATCCACATAGAATTGCTGGCCAACCTTTTCTCACAAAGGTGAAATACTGGTTTAACTTCTGGCCATCTCATCACGTCTCACCGAAATCGATTAAAGATCTTGCCAGTGATCCTCTTCATAAATGGTTTCACCGTAACTACTTTAAAGTTCTATCAGCATATATTATAACACTTTTATTGATAGATGTAAACCTTTTTTTATACGGATATGTAGTAGTCACTATGTTTAGTATCCATTGGATCTCTTGGATTACAGTTGGTGCACACGTATTTGGTCATACCGANCATNATGTAGANGACAGTTCTAAGAATACCTTTCTTATGGGACTACTCATGTGGGGAGAAGGATGGCACAACAACCACCACTATAAACCAGGAACATTNGAATTCGGATGGAATTGGAAACAACCTGACATTGGTAAACACGTCATCAAACTAATTGCAAAACCGGAATCATTGAGGTATCGGCGATGAAGTATACACCGTTTATTACGACATGGCTATTTTATCTTTTTCTAATAACCGTTCCAGTTTGGTTAATGTATGCTAGCCTAATTCATATTATATTAGCATACATTTCTTTTTGGTTTATTTCAGACTTTGTAAATAGTGCATTCTTACATAAGTGGGCTTCGCACAGAGTATGGAATCCGCCACGGTGGGTTCAATGTGTTTTATCTTTTGCGGGAGTAGTATTTCTATTAGGTACTCCAATTACATGGTCTGCATGGCATAGAACTCATCATAAGCACTCTGATACTGATAAAGATCCTCATTCACCAGATCATAAAGGTTGGCTATATTGTACCTTCAGACATAGATATCATGAAGCTAATTTTAAATTGGCAACTGATAAAATGAGAGACAAGTACTTTGCATGGCTTACAAAAAACGAGTTATACATAGTCATACTAAGCCATACTGTTTTATTTAGTGTTTTTGGTGCTATGTGGTATTTAACTTTAATCGTAGTACCTACAGCATTAGCAATTTTATTCACAAACCTATTTGTGAATGTTATATCTCATTTAAATGGCAAAGTTTCTAACATACCTTGGGCATGGCCGTTTGTTTTTGCAGATGCTTGGCATAAAGACCATCATTATAAACCTAATCAATTTAACGGAAATCTAGACATCTCAGGTAACATCATAAAGGCTTTAAAATGGACGTAAATGAAAAACGTGAATTTATTAACAATATTATCGCAAACCAAGATGCGATTATTGAAGAATACACTAACTTTAACCGCAGAAGAATTCCGCTACCGGGTTGGGACAAAGATAAAACGCAAGTTCCGGGGTGGAGTGGAGTAGCTTTATGGTGGGATCACAAGGCATGGCCGAGTTCACAGAGACGCTGCCCAATTACAACTGAGCTGGTGCGTGAAGGGCCTGAGCATAGAGCTACTGGTTGGTTAGTATTGAGGCCTGGAGCAAAGACTCCTGAACATAACCATATTGACTGGGGAAAACGTAAAATTATTCTTCACCTTCCAACAGTTTTGCCAGAAGGTGAATCAGGTTTTGTAGTTGAGGGTAAAACCTATAATTGGAAGATGGGTGAACTGTTCGCTTTCGACGCTACAAAGAATCATTATGGATATAATGACACCAATGAAGAACGTTCTATCTTTGTGTTAGACTTTGATTACGACGAATGGTACGAAATTCTCAAAGAATATATGCGCATTTAAGAAGTACGGTCATCAATAACGTGGCTGTGTCCGCGAAGTGAATTACTGCGATCTTTCATTTCGTTGTGTTTAGCCGCAGTTATTGCACTACCAGAAGAAACTTGACCAACTGTAGATAAAGCAGTATTGGCAGTTGTTTTGTCTTCGTAGTAATCGGTTCGATCGCCAGTATTACCAAAGGTCGCAAGCTGGTATGCATCGTCATAGACGTGCGTATGACCAATCCAACCGTTAATTAAGTTAATTAGCCCGTTAATATCAGCCGCATCAATTGAAGCACCAGCAGTAATCTCGCCTCTTAGGCCTGCAATAGGACTATTGCTTGGATAATTATTTTGCTTTGGACTACGCTGTGTTTGATCTGCCATCTTATGCCTCGATTACTTTATCTGCCCAAGAAAGGTCATTCCAGTCACCTAAGTTGTGTACCGGAAAATAAACCTTCTCTGAATTGATATTACTATTTATCAAAGGTACTATGATATAATCAACTATTGCTTGTGCCAATAAAGTTTTTTCTTTATCTGATTTTTTTGCTTGCTCAACTAGACTATAGATGTGGTTAACTGCCCAACGGTCATAATTTATATTCATAAAGCTACTGACAATTTCATCATAATCAGGATCAATCACGATTCCATCATCAGCTTCATACACTCCGCCACNAACCGCAATGATTTCTTGACCCTCAATAGGAGAATCAANAAATTCAATGTCGGCAAATAAGTCGTGATTCTTTACGAATTTAAAAAATACATCTTTTGGATTCATATCCGTCATAGGATAACAGCCTCAACTACCCCTGGATTTTCAGGAGTACCAGATCCATCTTCAAGCGCGATAGCAAATGACCATGCATCTTTTTCGTTTTTCACTGTGGCCAGACCAGACTCCATAGATGGAGCGAGACGATCGCCCTTCTTGACATTACCGACAACCCTGACTGGAACACGACCTTTTAGTGCAACAGTTGTGCCACCTTCAAGTTCGCTGTTCATCAAGTAAGCAGGTTTATCAGATACAACGCCAAGGACTGAGTGTTGGTTAGTAGTATCGGCTGCAGTAACTTCAGCAACACCACCAACAGCGATTACAGTACCAACTTCGTATTCTCCATCTGCTAAGTATTTTTCCGCCAAGTCAGCATATCGTGCATTGGTCGCAGTACCCGAGAAGATACCAGCAGTAAGAGTATGNGATGATGGGTTATATACCAAATGACCATTATCTGTATCAATATAAGGTCTTTGATAACCAGTGCCATTTTGATTGGTAAACATAACCTGGTATGATGCATTGGTATTTGTTTCATCAACATTAATATATTCTGCGTTAGTCGATGATACTGCATTTGTCGCATTAGTTACAGTATATCCAGCGACATTACCAGAGTGAACAATAGTTCTCAGTGTACCGCCGTTATCTTCTACGACCATGGCATTAGCTGAGTCGTCCCATTCAATGCCACGCCAAGTGTCTGAATTATCGTCGTAAAAATAAAGACTAGAATCACCCGCACCATTTTCGCCGATATAAATGTCCCTTTGAACATTCAGGTTTGCATCTTGAATTGTAACGTTACCAGTGAATGTATCACCAGCAACATTTGCAAACCTTGAATCCGACTCGGTTTCCGTATAATACCGACCATCGTGGTTATGCGAATCATTAGCAACAGTTGTAGTAATATCAATTGAGCCGAGGTTAGTCATGGTAGCAGTACCAGTAACATCTCCACTCAGAGTAATTGTTGGATCGTTAACATCAAAGTTAATCTTACCGGTTTCATCATCATATGTTACACTCAGACCAGCCTCAATATTAGTTGGGTTGATCATTGTGCCTACAATATCTTGAACTTCTTCGGTAAAGTTATCAATGTTTGAAATTGTATGATTGTGAGAATCATCGGCAATGACCGTGGTAATCGTATAGTCACCAGTTGCAACGTTTGTAAGTGTAACAGAACCGCTTACATCACCACTCAAAATAACTTTAGGTGACGCAGTAAGCGCAAAGTTGATTTTGTTACCGGTGTCGTCATATGTGACGTTAATACCTGTTTCGGTATTTCCTGTCAACATTTCTCCAACAGCGTCTTGAATTGCTTCGTGATCTAGCGTAACTGAGATACTGGTATTGCCCAGGTTCGTCATAGTAGCAGAACCAGAAGCTTCACCTGAGATTGTAATCACAGGATCGTTAACGTCAAAGTTTAGCTTGCCAGAAGTATCGTTATACGTTACTGCAATACCATTTTCTGTGTTACCAGAAATCATAGCTCCTACAGTATCTTGAACTTCTTCAGTAAAATCAGTAATGTTGGCAACTATGTGGTTGTGCGAGTTGTTAGCAATTGCAAAGTTGAGTTTACCAGTTGAGTCATTGTAAACTGCCGAGATACCACGCTCTTCGGTGTTTGCTGTAACCATCGCACCAACTTGGTCTTGAACCCACTCAAGGAATCCAAAGNNATCGTTTGTTACGACTGCNCCACCAATAGTAACTGTTTTGCCTGGATCCGGATTTAAGTCGAGAGACGACACAATTTCAGTATCGATGTGAAGGATCTGAGGTGCACCGTTATCACTTCTTAGATAGCGAGTGTCAATAGAGTCACCATCCCAGTACAGTCCGGTTGTTGCATTAATAGATCCGGTTACTTTTAGTTTATTTGTACCGGGTGTTCCGCCAATACCAACGTTCTGGTTACTTGCGTTAATAGTAACTGCAGTTACATCAGTAGCTCCAGTTTTAAGCAACATGTTATTGGCATTAGATGTAATACCAGTGCTGTGAAGTTGGAACAAGCCTTCCATATCGAGTGTGCCACTACGACGAACATATACATCATCGAGCGTACCAAGATCAGATCGGTTAAACAGCGAGTTAAGCGCACTTACTACATTGGTATCTGGACCGTCATAGTCATCTGCAACGACACCGCCAAGGATATCAGCATTTATATCCGCTTTGTCTTTCAGCGCATTAATAGCAGATACAATAGTAGTACCAAGGTCGACATAGTCTACCAAAGCATTTGCACTAGATCCTTGCGCATCAAAGTCTTCGATCCGGCCAATCTCGGTTTGAAATTCGTTAATAGCNGATACTACATCACTTGAATCTGTATTTAAAACATAGTCAGCATTTGCGCCACGTAGAGAAGCTTCAATTTCGTTAATCGCAGCAACAAGGTTATGTGCATCAGTTGTCAATGCATAATTAGCGTCGCCAGTAGCCTCTGTACGGATAATGTTTTCAAGCTCATTTACTGCTTCGTAAAATGTGCTTGTATCTGTATTTAGAGTAAAGTTAATAAGTGATCCAAGCTCGGCGCGTAAACCATTTACTTCAGAGATAAGGTCACCAACCGCAACACCAGTAATAGTAGCACCGGTGGCAGCAAACCCTGGATCTACGGCTGTAATGGTGATTGTTGCGTCGTTTGTACCCGAGGATCCACCTAGATCTGTACCATCTACAATAACAGTGTCTGATACATCGTAGCCAGATCCTCCGCTTGTAATAGCTACTGAGTATGAACCATTAAATCTCGTTACCGTAAATGTAGCATGTGTACCAGTAAAGTCATCGGCATTTCGGCCAATGACTCCAGTGTAAACCACAGTAGAGTCTTTTACGAGTGTGTCTAGATCACCGACTTTGCCATAAACTTCATTAGCTTTGACTCTCCACTCTTCGAGTGTATCGGTTAAATTTATAAAATTAGCTGCCATGTTATTTTATCTCTCTAACAATTGCTTGAGTAACGATTTGATTTCGGCGACATCATTTTTAAGTTCTTTGATTTCTTCTTTTTCTCGAAGAACCTTTTCACGGGCCTTTCTAGCCTTTGTTGCCTTACTCTTATCAATATTTATAATCGCTCCAGTAGAGGCATCACGAACAAAATTCGTGTGCCCCTCAACTGGAATATAATTAGGATCTTGTATCATGGTTGTAGTGCAATCACTCTCAAGTCTTTAACTGTTGGTACACGAGACGAGTTAGAGCTTTTCATTACAATCTTAACAGCAAACACCGTAAAGACACCAGGAGGATCAATAATGAATTCTGACTCATTGTATCCATATGCATCATCAAACGGGATTGGTTCTTCTGGAACTGCATGGATCCAGTTCAACCCGTCAATTGATTCTTCGTTATCTGAAACTCGGTAGTAAACATCAACCGAAGAAGATGAAGGTCTATTCACATCCATAAAGATACGAACACCGTCTGCTGCATCGGCCAGTTTTACGTTTTTAGTCAGATACTTTGCTTTCGATGAACCAAGTACCGGATCAGTTTCGTCATAGAAGTCATCAACCACGTTGTAACCAGGAGTCGCAGTAGCAACAGGGTTATCAATGCGGTTTGCAATCGTAAAGATCGATGCTCGTTCCAGGTCAATAACCGGAGACAAGTTAGTCTGCGTTGACGACAGAGTACCACGCAAGAAGAATGTCTTACCTGATTGCTCGTTGTCAAGAGAAGCAACAACACCTGGGCTCAACATGTCTACGTTCTGATTTACAATAATCGGAGCGAAGCTTGTTTGAGTAACGTATGGAGTAGGTGATGTTGCACCCAAGCTCATACCTGTTGATGTACGTACACCCCATGTTGTATTGGTTCCAGGCAAGTTAACCTGGGCCAAATTAGTATAGAATGTGTTATACAGTTGGTTTTCAGTAGCTGTTACTGCAGTTCCACCATCAATACCTGTNCCGGTTGCGACTGTAGTAACCACAATCTCATACGAATCCATTTCAACGTTCTGAACTTCATGAGTTGTATTAAGTTCCGCAGCTGGAATACCATTTACGTCCGTCGCATTTGCAATAGTGACATACGAAGGAATTGAGTTAGTATTTTCAAACAAGTGGTGTGATCTGTGAGCTACTCGAATTACATTCGAACCTGATGTGGTAGCGAATGGATTCTTAATCAGCTGACGTTGTTGAACCTCACCATTCTCAAGAACAATCTGTGAATTAACTGATGTGTCAAACTCTGCACGCTTGATAGTAAACTTAAGATCTTTGTTTTGATCTGGAGTCCATGTAGAAGCGTTCTGAGATTTAAACAATACACCAGCATAAGGCTGTTTCGAGATTCGGTTACCTGTTGTATAGTCATCTTCGCCGATACCAGCATACCATACATTGTACTCATTTGAGTTAGCAAGTACNACAAAGCAGTATTCCATACCGTCCTGAAGATACACAGGAGCATCGAATGTGAATGTTGTTGCCAGNGTAGGATCAGGCAAGTTTGTATTAAGATCTACGACGTTAACATCCGCCGCTGGTTTTGTAAGCTCAGAGAAAGGTACGATACGTTGAGTAGGAATACCATTTTCCATTTCACGAATCTGAAGCGTAACCGGAATATTGCTGTCTTTTGTATGGAAGAACAAATCGATTGCAGTGATAAACGCACCGCCATCAAGTGGAACCACAAAGGACTGAGCAAGAGGATCATACCATCTTACAGTTGTACGAGTAGAGGTATTACTAATTATTCTGTTGTCGCTTACCTCGCGCTTTTCAAGTTGAGGAACACGAGTAGAGATCGTAACGTTTTCTTTTGTCTCGATCAAACCCTTTGCAGAATAATTTGCCGTCGCCTGAGTAGTCGCAAATGCATCATCATTTGATACACTATCAGTCAGCTTAAATTCACGAGTACCAGTCTTAAAGAAAGTTGCAGAGTTATTCGGAATAAAGAACGAACCAATTACTTCACCATTCGCATTTGTTGTAAGTGTTGTTGCACCTACTGGGTGAGCACTCAGTGTATTCTTACCATTCAAGACTGGGTTATCATTCTCGGAGTGACGAAGGAAAGAGGCCTCGGCGCGTACAAATGTGCTGACATTAATTCCGTCAAAGAATGCATAGACTTGAGTATTCGGCTTAAGGCGCGAACCTTTAAAGTTAATGATACGCGAGCGAATGAATGGTGCAAAGTTAATTTCAACTACGCGATCGCCGATCTCGGTGTTAATTGTTTCAGGAGAAACAAATGTCTCAATACCAGTTCTAGACTGCCCTTGAGTTACAGTAGTTGTTGTAGTGGTTGCAACACCTGGTTGTGTCCAGCGGTTGAACCAACCGCCACGGCGACGTCCAGTTCTTTGGCTGGTTGAAGATCTATCAACACCAGTCCAGTTAGTTTCCCATTCGTTCCACTGCGTACCAACAGCGTCAAGCTCGTCGATGACAGACATCATAGCGTCAAACACACCGTCTTGGTTCACTGTTACGTCTGGTCGGCGTGTAGTATCTTTCCACTCATCAGTAGATGGTGAGAGTTCAATCGAGCCTTCCCACGAGAATACTTCGTATGGGTTAACATTGATTGTTGCAGATGCAACGCCCTGAGTAGCCAAAGCCTGCTCAGTATATGGAAGAGTTACGATATCACCGTGCCGGGCATAATCAGAAGATAGTACATTGTTCATAAGTAGGCGAACATTATCTTCGTTAAATGCTGGGCGAAGTACTCTATTCGAACGGTCAATCGCAGCACGATATTCGTTGCTGAGTACATTACCTACGCTATGCGAAGCAAAGGAGTCAACAAGGAAACCTGACTTAGTACGTCGAGTTTGTGTTGCTTCGTCAATGATATCTGCATTTGCTGCCTGTTGCTCAAGCAATGACAACGATGTATAGTACTCAAGAGAGTTGATACGTTTGTCAAGACGACCGATATCACGCATTGTGTAACGTTTGTTATCAAGCATCTGAATACCAACTTCTGCTGTATTCAATGTGTATGCCGGAATCATTACGTTATAAATGACCATTGCATCCTTAGGATCTTCGGGAAGCTTTGGATCAAGTGAAGGAATACCCTTCGTTACGCCAAAGTTACCGTCTTTGTCCAAATAAAGTTTATCAACACGATTCAGATAATATTGAATGTCAGTTGTAAATGTGGTAAGTGGTTCTGGNCAAGTAGTAGTAGATGCACCAGTACCCGAGAAGTTACCACCCGAGTTATCAATACGTGGGCGGAAGTCAATAGCAGAACGAAGTTCGATTAACTCGCCAGTGTTACGTGATTTAAAGTCTGGAATATCTTCGTAGCGAACAATGTTGCCGTCAGTATCTTCAAGACCGCCATATGAATCAACGGAGAAGAAATCACCCGCACCAGAGTGTGAGAAGTATTCAAACTTAACAAGCAGTCGACCCTTTGGTCTAAACGCTGTTTGTGGTCTTAGTCTAACTGCACATAGGTCGTAAAAGTTATCACGCTGACCATTGTCAAACTCGTAATATTCTGTTACGTCTTCATCATTGATTGTTGCATCAGTACTTGTATCAGCTGACTGGTATACAGCAATAAGACGATATCCATCACCACGGTCTAGACTCATCCAGCCAGTATTTGATGGAGAAGAAATCGGGTACAATCTAACGTTATCAGAACCCGCACCTTCACCACCAGTNAGTGACTTTGATTTGTGTGTCAGTGTTCTCTTTACGCCAGCGATAAGACGTACTGTCTCNCCCTCGTAAGTCCCGAGGCCAGAAACAACTACGTTCTCAGAACCAGATTGAATGTTTACATCGCCTGATGAAAGTGCTACAATAGTACCAGAAGATCCGCCAGTTGCAACCGTAATAACCCAGTTCTCATCATCGAATGGTTCAAACAATTCGTTAGTACCAACAGTACTGAATGTTGCTTGTCCAGATGCTACAAGAGAAGAACCTACATCACGGTTTGTAAAGTAGACATAGTTGAAATCATCTGGAGCATCGTCAGCTTGGCTATCACAGGTTTTAACACGATCGAATGGTAGTCTAAATACCATCGAGTTACGATTCGGTTCTTGAATAATTGCATTACCCGAGGTAAGAACAATATCAGAAAGGAACTCAGGAGTGCTTGCTAGTTTAAATGAGCGAGCATCTTGGAAAGATTCAGCTGCATTCATTTGGATATCGAACAAGTATAGACGGTATTTGCCAGCTCCGGCATANACAAAAGACCGTGCTCTTGCAAAACCNATAACAGATCCAGCTCCACCGGCAGTATCGTAAATAGACATCTTCCCATATGTGTTAATGTCTGGGATGCCATCTACGTTTTGTACTTCTACATAGTTACCAACAAGCATTGGGACAGATGCAGCTTCGAAGAGTGCATAGTCACGCGCCTTGTCAACATTTACATACCGTGTACCAAGTGTCTCAATTTCGTAACCACGAACGTATGCTTTACCACTCTCAAGGCCGATAGCTAACTTAGCTTCATCACCTGGTGTGTTAATTGCTTGGTGTTCGTTGATAGTCGCCATGAATGGGCGAACTGTATAGTTACCTGACTCATCGAATGTACGACGAGCAAGTGTATCTTCAATGATTGAGTAATCAGTTGAACGTACTTTATACTGAACTTCACCATCAGTAATGCGAAGAAGCAGCAAGAACTTTTCAAGAGTATTTGCTTCGTTTGCTTGTTTAACTAGCTTTGTAGTGATCTTATAACGGTGAGCACCGGGAGCAGCGTAGTTTGGAGTACCGATAGCAATATCATTAAGAGATACATCTTCGGCTGATGTGGCAATAGACTCTGTAACCTCTAGGCCAATATCGTATGAAGGGTCTGTATCATATTTGTCAAGGATCAGCTGATCGCTTTTTACCACAACAAAGTTGTTCTCGATAAAGTAAATACCCTCATCGATAAATGCTACCGAACCAAAGCCAGTACCATTTGATGCAACAGTACCACTGTAAGACCCAACAGTAATAATTTCGCTGTCATCAAATACTTTCTCATCGGAAGTACCTGTATTTTGATACTTGACGTAGATGGTATCTGGATCAACACCAGCGGCAGGAGCTACTGCAACAACCTTTGCCTGAAGACCTGTATCAGCACCAACAAAGATTTTGCCAAGGAGGTTATTCAGGTCTGTTTCGTTAATTGCGCTTAGTTTAACATAGTCTAGCGCAGGTTCTACTGACGCATGGCCAGGGATAACCATTGCACCTTCTTCAAAAAGGTGATTACCAACCGAGGAAATCTGATGTTGCAGAATCGATTGGATTTGAGTAAGCTCACGAGCCTGTACCGCATGACCTGGACGAAATAAGACCCTGTTGTATTTTTCTTTTGGACTTAGTCCGTCAGAACCAGCGACGTTAAAGTCGTCATAATATGGTTCGATGTTAAACTTAATTGCCATTGTTTGTTAACCCTTAAAATTCAAGTACGAGTTTGATTGTTTCAATCTGGTCAGACGCACGATTAACTGGCGTTCTGTTTTCCAGGAAGATAACCTCACCCGAATATGGTTGCACTTCAGGATTATTTATCGCGGTACAATCTTGGCCTGCGCCGGCATCACCGACTACACGAATAAAGTCACCAGTGTCGAAGTCAACATATCCTGTTGCTTCTGTTTGGTGGAATCGGATGATCCCGTTGACTGAGTCGTAACTATCAACAATAGCCTTTGCACCAGAAACCGTACCTTCGATTTCACTGTCGTTAGCAAANGATCCGCCGAGAGCAACTACAAGAGCTTTAGTTGCAGAAAGCGTTTCAGCNGTAGCTACCGTAGTAGTGCCAAAGTTATATGGATTGCGGATAATACCAATTTGACGGAAGTCGTTGCCGACAATAAAGTCACCTTGACCATCTGCATATACAAGACTTACGTTAAGAGTTACATAATGAGCTCTTAGATCTTCACGTGGATCTGCGCCAAACCCAGATTTAGGACCGATAACTCCGTATGCTGTTGCACCAGAACCACCACCGCCAGATAATGTTACCGCTACTTGGTTATAACCAGTACCTGCAGCGGTTACGTTAACCCCAGTTACCACGCCTCCACTAATTACTGCAGTTGCAGTGAGTCCAGTACCGTCACCAGTAACAGTAACAGTTGGAGCAGAAGTATATCCAGATCCACCATTTGAAACTTTAATGTTATATACGGCGCCATCGACAGCGTTTTGTTGCACATCCCATTGGTTAGAAAGTGCAGTATCAGCACCAACCGCAGGNTGTGCAGTAATGTATCTTACCGGAATAAANGCAGACGTCAAGAACTTAATTGAGTCATCGGTTGATACTGTAAACAAGTACTTCCATACATAACCGTCAGATCCGCTAAAGTCGATAACTCCATTCGTCTGAACACCAGTTGTATCTGGGTTCTGAGTTGAAATCCCGCCAGACTTCAAGCAGAGGTAGACGTTGTTGTTATCTGAAATAACATAATATGGTCGAGTAGCGAGAGCCGCATCGCGGTCATCATACTCAGAGTACGTTGTACCTGAAATCCACTGGTAACGAGGAACTCCGAATGTGATATCGAGATCTGTAATCTCTTTCATCGCAGTCATTCTTTGCCATGTATCAGTATGGTATGAAAATGTATTGTCATATGGGACATCGGGAGAAGTCTCTGAAGCCCATGGTTCGGATCTACCTACAAAAAGATAGTAGCTAGAACTNTTGACTGCNTCGTCTACCAACTCTTTGGCAGCATTCAGTCTAAAATTATTTGAAATGATGGCGGTCATCTTTTATTTACTCCTAAGAAGATATCTCAATTACCGAGTCGATATTGTATTTTACTTTTTTATTTATAATGTCTTGAACAGTGAAATTACCGATTTGACTAACCGGATCTGTATATTTGAACTTAAGCGTTTCCCAGTTATCTCCGCTAGAAATAACTTCAATGTTGGTTTGTGGCTTATAAGATTTGACTATAAGCGATGCAACTATATTATTAAACGTTTTAACAAATGATGGAGCAACGTCGATAGCCGGGATAATGATTGGGAATGGCAACCCACCACGTTGGAAACCAGGCTGAATCAAAGGGAACGTTTGTCCAAGGTTATCCAAGAACAAAATGATTTCGCCGAAGAAGATAAAGCCTGCTGGATGAACCAGACGAGCAAATGGATTTTTCCATTCATCGGCGTTAGTACCAGTACGCAGAACGTACGAGAATTTTTGATAGAAAAAACTATCTTGAATTTTCTTATAGTTATCTAGGAATCCATCGTTATTTGAGAACGAACCTGAACCGTAGACTTCTACTTTATCACCATTTTGCAGAGCAGGATCAAACTTAAAAGAATAGTCAAGCCTGTTATCTACATTGTTTACCTCAACCATTGGTGCATATGCTGTAGTGTATATACCATTAACAAACACNATGGGATTGTCATATACAAGTACTCGGCCAGAATCATCAGAGCCTGATACTGTATCACTATCTGCNGTTAAAGAAAACGTAAATGTTGGTGTATATAGTTGAGGGTTATTGATAACATCATCAGTTCTATCAAACCATTTACCATCAGACGGAATAAGCATATCGTCTTTTGGAAAGTAAATTTCAACTTCATCGTTGAAAAGAACTCGGAAAAATGTTTCGATAGATGTTGGTGTACCACGGCCACGGTAGTACTCAGTAACTCTTTTATAGAATTTACGAGGATCCGCAGCAAATGTACGTGGAATTGGTGCACCAACTTCTTTTTGAAGTTCGCTAAGTAGATCACTCTCAATTCTATCAATATCTCGTTGAGCATCGATTGTGTTGAGGTAATGTCCAGCGCCATTCCCGTGTTCAAGGAAGTCGGCATACACTTTAATTGCATGCATCAAGCCTGGATATGCAGCGGATACGTGTTCTGGAACTAGGTCATCAACTACTGACCTAAGTACCAAACCATCGTTATATTCTATCTCTGCCATTTACTTAGTGCCTTGAAGTTGTTGTATAATCAATACCAGCCGAAGTACCACCAGTGATCATTGTATCAACTTCACCAGAAATTGTGCAATCATCTACAAGGATATTTAGCAGTTCATTTCTACGAGGTGCCAGGTCATTCGACTCTGGAGATACGGTGATCTCAATATAAGAACCTACGATTGAAGAAGGATTAAATCCAGTAAGAGTTATCAAGCCATTCTCTTCATCAATTGTTCCGATGTTAGAATTAAGGACCCTTTGATTTGAACCTGCGCCTGTTACAATCTGAACAAGTCGAGTTCCATCTACTTGTAACGCATCTCGCAACGTACACTGACGATCCAGGTAAGTGAACTCAGTTGTATTCAT